TCTTCGACGTGCGGTTCGGCTTACTCGTCGGACCGGCAGGGTTGAAATACTGGAAGTACGTCTCAGTAATTACAGCGTCAGCGCCCGGAATCGAAGTCGTAGGCGACACGCTCACCGTCACGTTCGCATCCCCCGAAGCCGTAGCCCCCAACGACGCCGACCCTGCAATCGCAGCAGGAGCAGTATCGCCATTGACCACGACAGTCGGCGTCGGGATCGTGGCTGCGCCGCTGATAGCCGACGGGAACGCCTCGCCGTCAACGATGACCGTCGGCAGCGGGATCGTAGCCGTACCGTCAAAAGCAGCAGGCGCAGCAACAGCCGTGCCCGAAGCAGACGCATCAACAGCGCCCGAACCGGCAACAGCCGCAGGCGCAACCGTCGCCGTTCCGCTGCCGGTAGCCGCAACAGCAGCCGACCCGACAACAGCAGCGGGAGCAACATTGGCTGCGCCGCTTGCAGTCGCATCAACCGCAGCCGAACCCGCAATAGCAGCAGGCGCAACCGTGCTGCTGATCGAAACCGTCGCCCCGAGCGTCGCAGACCCGGTAACTGCGGCAGGGGCGACGGTGACGTTGACGCCGCCGTCGTACCTGAGGAGGTCTTGACGGTAAGTATTTGTTGACCGGTATGCGGTCATGGGGCTATGCCGCCTCTAGCGCAGCAACCCGAGCCGACAACTGCTGCACAGCCTTCACCAACGGAGCAATCAACTCTTCGTAACGAATACCCTGACGATCAGGAATATCCTCGAAAGTGCCGTCTTCCATCTTGACGGACTCGGCTGGCGAGTTGATCCACACCGCACGGTCAGAAGCCTGGTCGCCCAGCGTCGAAGCAACTTCTTGTGCGATGAAGCCCATGTGTTCACGGGTGCCGGTGTAGCCGCCACGGTCGTTCCACACAAACGAAACGGGTCGCAGGTCGTTGATGAAATCTAGGCCGAGGTCAAGGTCAGTGATGCTTGTCTTGTCTCGCTGGTCGGATGTTTGGATGGTGCCGTTTGTGGCAAACACATCGTCCCAGCGAAGGGTTGCGGTGCCGCAGTCGTAAGTGTTATCGGCATACGGGCGCAAACCTGTGCTGTCTACACGCAGTCGGTAAGTGCCCTGAGCGGACACATAAAAAACTTGTGACGACTGAATCCGAAGATCGTCCGAGCTACCCATAAAAATCTGACCGATCAACGTGTCGGCCTGATCTTTGAACTGGATGTTGCCTGCGATGTTGGTAGTGCTGTTGCTGTCACGCAGAACCAGCAACGGCGATGCATCCTCAAACAAAACGTCGCCCACTACATGAAGCTGCTTCTCGGGAACGGTCGTACCGATCCCGACACGCTGATCCGCACCATCAAGATGGATCAGATCAGAACCGCCAGCCCCAAGACGAAGATCATTGCCAGAACCTTTAACAAACACCTGATTAGCGTCTGTGCTGTCGCTGTCTTGCAAATTAATTAAGACGGTAGCGTCCGTGGACTCAAACAACGCCACAGCGTTGACGGTGCCTCCGTTAACGTGCAGCGCTTTGCTAGGCGACGTAGTGCCGACACCGACCCGATCATTCGTTGCATCCACATGCAACGTGCTTGTATCAACCGTCAACCCAGCAAGCGACGGAGCAGTCGACCAACCAGACGTACCTGAACCCGTTCCAGCCAACACCGAATCAGCAACAGCAGTCGAAGACCCAGTACCAACCTTCGTTTCCAACGCAATAATCGCTTCGGAATGATTCGTATGGACAACATCATGCTCGAACCCAGCATCGTCCATCTCCGTCGTAGACAACGGCGACGGCTGCTCCGTGCCGGTATCCAACGATCCTGGGTAGTTCGTAGCCATCAGTCTTCCTCAGCAGCCTCCTGCGGCTGCGACAACTTCGCAATCTGCACCGCTTGAACGGCGATCTCAAAGTGCAGGGGGAACCGCTCCCGAATTACTCGCACCACTTCCTCGGCGGTCACTTCCATCTTTACTCCTACGGGGTCAGGTCAATCTGCAAGAACCCGCCCGCAGCAAACTGCACAGTAAAGGTTCCGTTTGATGACGAAATGTCCGACCCGAAATCCAACAGGCAGAACAGCGGGTCACCGGCGAGCGTATCATCCACAATCACCGCAGCCCGGGCCGTAATAGTCGAAGAAGTCCAAGCAGCATCAGTCGCATCAAAGTTCAACGAACCCGAACTGATCGCCATGCTGAAACCCGACAAAGCGTTGCCGTCAGCCGTGTAGCCGGTGCCGGACACCTCGCCAGACGACAAGTCAGCCCAAAGGTCATGAGTGTCAAAGTCGGGCGTGATCGTGTTGTCAACGAGACGGATGTCGAACGTGTCACTATCGACGTTCACCGCAAGCTGGGACGCATCAAGAACGTCACGAAAGGTCGGAAGAAAGACACCGGATGCGGTGACAGCCATAGCTACTCCTGAGCGTTACCGACGCCACGAGCAGCGTCGGGGGTAGCGACCGCATCAACCCGGCCACTCCAATGTTCGGTCTGATACCCGGCAGTACCGGGACGGTCCTCACGCTCAACCCGAGTGCGACGAACCTTCTTCTTAGAGTCAGGCATGATGAACCCGACCGAAGAATACTTACCCATCTGTACCTCCATCTAAAGAGAGAAAGGGGCGGGGGAAGATGGAGACCCCCGCCCCTTCAACCTCTATCAGTTGGCGCCGATGGAGCTGGCCGTCTCGTAGCGACGGATCGCAGCCTCACGGAACCGGGCGTAACCGCCCAGCCAGTACCAGCCGATCGGGTGGAAACGCATCAGCGAATCGGTCACCGGACCACGACGGACCTGCGGGACCGCCGCCGATTCCGACGAACTGAACGCCTTCGCCAGACATTCCTGACCGAGAATGAGGGACTGGTAAACGTCCACGGTGGAAGCGCCGCCGTCAGCGACGATGTTCACACGCGGGGTTTCGATCCAGCTAACGCCCTCAAACACGCCGACGATGCCCTGCCAGCGGCGGTAGTCCTCGCCGCCGGTGTTGTTGACCGGCTCAGCCCAGCCAGCAGCGCCGGTCTCGGCACGAAGGTCAACCGACTGATCCGGGTGGATCATGCCGATGTAGGTGGTGCCAACGAACGGCATCACGTTGTCGCCACGCAGACCAGCAACAACCTCACGGATCGAAGCAGCGCTGTAGGTGTCCGAAGCGGTGATTGCAGCCTGGGTAGCCTGACCCTCAAACTTGACGTTGGTGCCGCCGACAAGAACGTCACGGGCAAGGGTGTCAAGCGAGATACCGGCGTTGAAGCCGATCAGGTTCGCAGCGTCAGCATCAACGGCGGTGTAGTCGGTGCCCCGAGCCTTCGCCGTGGTGTTGATCGTGTTGCCGTACTCACGGAGAGTCACGGTGACCTGCGAATCGCTCATGGCGACAGCAGTCACATCGCTGGTCTCGGTCAGTTCGGAGGTAGCAGCGGCAAGGTCACTACGAAGCGTGAAATTGACCGAACCACCCTGATGGGTAGCGACCGGACGCACGGTGGCGACCTGATCGTGATGAAGCTGAGGACGAAGCGCAAAATACATGCGCTTGTCGAAAGCGGTGGTACCAGCCGTGTTCAGGCTGGAAACTTGAGTGTAAGCCATAGCGGAAGGGCCTCCTAGCCCTGGAAGATGATCCTTCCGCCCGAAGGTATCGGGCGGTTCCACACGGCGCTATTTAGTAACTGGCTCCAAAGCCACCCTCAACCATGAGTCCAGCTTCAGCTTCCAAAGCCTCAAGTTCTGCGAGGGAAGAAGCGTTCGCCATGCGAGTAGCAATGTCCGGCGGAATAGCGGGAGCTTCACCGGCAACGCTTTCAATCGCTGCCAAACCCTGAACCTCATCATCGGTGACGGGATTCGTAGGTTCCGAAATCAACCCATACTCCTTGGCCTCCGCTTGAATGCGCTCAATGGTGAGGTCTTCCTCACCGGCAAGCGCCTTGCGGAGCAACTTGGCTGTAGGGGAATCCCCAATGCCAGCCTCGTCAAACAAAGCCTCGCGCTCATACCGGGCAACTTTGGACTCCAACTCGGAAACCCGAGCAGAATCCACTCCGTCGATCTTGGATTTGAGTGCCCCACGCAATCTCGTAATGAGTTCGTGGTCGCTATCCTCCGCAAGCTCAACGAGAGCTTTCAGTTCCTCAATATCGGCCATGTGCTTTCGCCTCCTACCCTCGTGTCTTTCCCAAGGAGGGATTGCGGGGAAAGACAGATATGGGTTGTTGATTTACGCAGGCTCTTCGCCCGGTACCCACAAGTATGCCGAATAAAACACTTAGCGGCAAGTATTACTGGCACGACTCGCACGACTCGGGATTTTCCAAGTCACACGACGGCTCAATAACCTCATCGGCGTTCTCGCCCCAATCAATTTCTAGCGAGCCAATTTCACCCAACTCGCCAGCTTCATGCAGGTCCATAAGGCTGCGAGGTTCAGGAGTCATAAAGCGCCAACCCGACCAAAGCAGCCGACACAATTAGACCCACGGCAAACACAATGAAAGGCATCGGGCTACTCTGCCACACCCAGACCGGCGACGCCACCGGCAAACCCGCCGCCACCAGTAAACGCAGCCTGCGCTTCCTGGCGTGCCTCTTCCAAACGCTGCGTCGCAGGCGCCTCACCCGCCGCCAACGACAACAACTCGGCACGAGTAAAGTCACGCGTCAACTGCTCCGACCGGGACAGCAAACCAAACGTCTGGCGAGCCACATCAACATCGACGCCCCGCCCCGCCAACTGCTCAGCCTCCTGACGGGTCAACTCGCCAAAGCCCTGCACCCGAGCCTGACTTGCAACCTGCGCCGCCTGAATACGCTGCTGCACCACCGGCAAACCAACCGACTCGTTCAACAACGCACCAAGCAACTCGCCCTGCGTGCCGCCCATGCCATAAAACTCACGAGCAATCGCCTGCGTCTCAGGGTCGGCCTGACGGAACGCAACCTCCTGCGCCACCGCAGCCTGCAACTCGTTGTAGCCCTGATCGTTAATCATCGCTTCCTGAGCATCAATTGTCCCCTCAGGCAACCCGTAAAACGACTCCAACTCGGCAACCTGCCGCTCATACGCCAAAATCTCGGCAGGCGACACCGGCGGAAGGTTCTGCTCCCGGCGAGAAAACACGGCACGGAACCGACGCTGGAACGCAGGCTGCTGCTCCAACTCAAGCTCAACCCGGTCTGCCGAAGCACCAGAAGACAACAAACCAGTCGCCCATCCCGTCAAATCCTCCAAGCCATAACTCGCAAGCAACGCCTCAATCGAAGATGCCAGCGCATCCGAAACAGCATCGTTCAGCGAATCAACATTCACAGGCATCAAACTCGTCCCTTCATCGACGCATTCCCATCGCCCTCGTCAAACCATTCACAACCGAGAAAAGCTCGTCCTGCCCCTGCTTGCCTCGCCAGTACTCATCCTGCGAACGGATGTACCGCTCAG